GCGAAAGACTATCTCCGTCCCGGGAGCCGTGTGCATATCGAGGGCCGCAGCAAGACGAGGTTCAAGGAGATCGACGCCGGCAGGAAGATATTCATAACCGAGGTGATCGGCGATTGTCTCGAGATTCTTGGAGCAAGGAATGGGTGAAAGCCAAATCCCCCGGATAGAACATTTCGAGTGGTATCTTGAGAGGCAGAGGATGAAGGCGGCGATGATGGAGATGTTCAGGTCCGCCGGCGTCGATGTGGATGAAGCGGAGCTCGAGAGGATAGTAAAGACGCCCACGATCCGGAATGTGTACATCCGGAGCATCTACAACAACGAGCGCCGTAAGGGAGTGAAGGCGGAGTATCTGTATTACAAGCTGGGGGAGATATTTGGGATAGACGGTATAACGGTTAGAAATATAGTACACAATAGTGATGCTAAAAATATGCCAGAATATGGGATTTGTATATAAAAAAGGGTATCTATTTTAGGTATCCTCTTTCTCTTTACAATTGAGGCTTAATCCATTATCAAGCGAGCATGGGATTAGGTTCTTCTGGCGATCGACGGGTTACGGGTCAGCGAAGCCCCGGCGTATCGTTAGATACAGGTTATCATCAGCGGTTACGAGGTGTTCTGGTTGAGATGATGGGTTTTTATCGGAATGAAAATTTGCGGGGTATGTTGAGATATGGTGAGTTGGCGCCGTCTGTGGCGCTTGAAACAGGGTGTTTCCCGGGCGTAGAGGAGACAGGAATTTGAGCGGGACGGAGGCGGCAAGCAAGGCGATTGCGGAGAAGAGAGAAGGATACAAGCTCGACAAAAAGAGCCTGTCGAGATATACCGGTTATTCGGTTTCGTGGATTGAGAAGCTGATCAAGGAAGGGGCGCCGGTGTATAAGGTTGGCAGACCGGGGATACCGCTCAAGATCGACTCCGCGCAATTCCTCAATTGGCTACTTGAGCGGGAGAAGCGGAAGACCCTGGAGAAATACGGACTCGCCGGCGACGGGTCCGACGCCGAGGCGAAAAAACGGCTGAACATGGCCCGGGCCGAAATCGCCGAATTGGAACTTGCGAGGATACGCGGGCAGTTCGTGGAAATCGATACCGTCTGCTCGGTCCTCGACAAGATCATCGCCGCCTGCAGGGCGCGGCTGCTCGCGATACCGACGAAGACGGCCCCGGTCGTCGTGGCGGCCGAGACGATAGGCGAAGCGAACGACATTATCGAGAATGAGATACACGAGGCGTTGAATGAACTCTCAAGGCTTGACCCGGCTGATTTCATCACTGACGACAAGTATGAAACGCTGGAGCCCGCCGCCGAGGTTGACGGTGAGTGAGTGGGCGGACATGTACAGGATGCTGAGCCCCGAAGCGAGCGCCGAGCCGGGACAATGGAGGACCTCCAGGGCGCCGTACCAGCGTGAAATCATGGAAGTCATCAACGACCCGACGATCGAGAACATAACGTTCATGAAGTCGGCCCAGGTTGGAGCGACGGAAATCATCAACAACGCGATTGGATACCATATCGACCAGGACCCGGCGCCGATCCTTCTCGTCCTGCCGACGAAGGAGATCGCGGAGGCATGGTCGAAAGACAGGCTGGCGCCGATGCTCAGGGACACGCCGAGACTGCGCGGCAAGGTCAGCGACGTGAAATCGAGAGACAGGAACAACACGCTGCTTCACAAGAAGTTCCCGGGCGGGCATTTGACGATCGGCGGCGCGAACAGCCCCGCGGGACTCGCGAGCCGTCCGGTCCGGATAGTCCTGTTCGACGAGGTCGATCGATACCCGGCGAGCGCCGGAACCGAGGGCGATCCGATCTCCCTCGGGAAGAAACGAGCGACGACGTTCTGGAACAAGAAGTTCATACAGGTCTCCACGCCGACCATCGACGGGGTGAGCCGCATACAGAAGTCGTTCCAGGCATCGGACCAGCGGTACTATTACGTTCCGTGTCCGCATTGCGGGGAATTCCACCGGCTCGAGTGGAAGTATGTAATCTGGGAAAAGGACGAAAACGGGGAGAACCTTCCGGAGACGGCCGCGCACGCGTGCCCGCACTGCGGCACGCTCGAGACCGATGCGGACCTTCCGAAGATGCTCGAGAGAGGGGAGTGGCGGAAGAGCAGGCCCGATGTGAAGGGGCACGCCGGTTTTCATATCAACGAGCTGTACTCGCCCTGGGTGAGGTTCAGCGATACGGTGGCGAATTTCCTCGAGGCGAGGAAGGACCCGGAGCTGCTGAAGACGTGGGTCAACACGGCGCTCGGCGAGGTCTGGATCGAGGGGAAGGAAATCGGGAGATCGGAGGACCTCGTCATCAGGCGCGAGAATTACGATGCGGAGCTCGTCCCGTTCGGCGGGGTCGTCATAACGGTCGGGGTGGATGTCCAGGACGATCGGCTGGAGCTCGAGACGGTGGCGTGGGGAATGGATTACGAGAGCTGGTCGCTCGAGTACCTGATCCTGAACGGCGACCCGGGGCGCCCGGAGGTCTGGAACGATCTCGACACTTACCTGCGGAAGACGTTCGTACATGAATCGGGAACGCGCCTCCGGATAATGGGCTGCGGCATCGATACCGGCGGGCACCACACGAAGATGGTGTACGCGTTCTGCAAGCCGAGGTGGGGGCGCCGGGTGTTCGCGCTCAAGGGTGTCGCCGGCCAGGGGAAGCCGCTCGTCTCGCGGCCGAGCAAGAACAACGCCGGCAGGGTGAACCTGTTCAGCGTGGGAACGGAAACAGCGAAGGATACGTTCTCGAGCTACCTTTCGCAGAAGGACCCGGGGCCCGGATACTGCCATTTCCCGTACAACTACGACAAGACGTATTTCGACCAGCTCCTGAGCGAGCGGCCGGTGGTGAAGTTCACGAGGGGGCACCGGGTGAGGACCTGGCAGCTCGTCAGGCCGGGGATACGCAACGAGGCGCTCGACTGCCGGATATACGCGATGGCGGCGCTCGAGATACTGGGCATCGACCTGAACGAGACGGTCAAGAGGTTCGTGGAGCATGTCGGGAAAAACCCGAACGTCGATATAAAGGTCAGTGAACAGGCGGCGGCGAGGCGCCGCAGGTTGAGACTCAGGAGCAGAGGATATGGCGGGAATTACGCTCGAGCAAGCTGAAGAGAAGCTCACGCTGTGGATGGAAGCGGACGACGCTGTGGCCACGGGACAGAGCTACACAATCGGTAACCGCGCGCTGACGAGGGCCGACGCGCGGCTGATACGCGACAACATAGAATTCTGGGAGAAGAAGGTGAAGGAGCTCTCCCGGGGCGGGATCAAGATCAGGGGAGTGACGCCGATATAAAGGTCCCGAAAAACGTTCGGAACGACATCGAGGTCGAAGATGAGAAGAAGGCGAAAAAGACTGCCGAAGATCAGGGACAATCTCGCGGACAGGATCGTGAATTACATCGATCCGGTGCGGGGCGTAAGGCGCCGCCGGGCGCGGATGATACTGGCGCTGACCGGGGGATACGAGGGAGCGAGCACCTCCCGGCGCGGATTGTCGAAATACAATCCGCCGGGCGGGTCCGCCGACGCCGACATCAACTACGACCTGCCGAAGCTGCGCGAGCGGTCGAGAGACCTCGTCCGCAACAACGGGCTCGCCGCCGGCGCGATCAATACGACGGTGACCAATGTCGTGGGGACCGGCCTGAGGCTGAACGCGAGAATCGACCGTAAAGCGCTGGGGATGACGGAAGACGAGGCCGAAGAATTCCAGGCGAGGGCGGAACGCGGATTCCGCGTGTGGTCGAAGGAATGCGACATCGAGCGGCAGTTGAAATTCTACGAGATGCAGGACCTCGTGTTCCGCTCGACGCTCGAGAGCGGCGACTGCATCGTCATCCTTCCGTACCTGAAGCGGTCCGGAGAGGCGTTCGGGCTGAAGCTGCAGATAATCGAGGGGGACCGTCTCAGCAATCCGAATTACAAGACCGATACGAAGACGCTTTCGGGAGGCGTCAAGCTCGACGGCGAAGGGGCCCCGATAGGATATTACATTATGACCCAGCACCCGGGAGACTACGGGAAGGGGCTCGCGAGAGAGTGGAGATATTACTCCGCGTACACGAAGACCGGGAGGCGGAGCGTCCTGCACCTTTTCAGGAAGCTCAGGCCCGGGCAGCACCGCGGAATCCCGCACCTTTCGCCGGTCATCGAGCTCTTGAAGCAGCTCGACAGGTACACGGAAGCGGAAATCATGGCGGCGGTCATATCCGGCATGTTCACCGTTTTCGTGAAATCGGAATCCGGGGAGGGCTTGAGCCCGATGGAACCGACGGACGACATCGGGGGCTCCACGAGCGACGAGGATTACAAGCTGGATTACGGGGCGATAATCGAAATGAAT